AATGAAGAAACCAGCTAGATATAAGAGTGTACCAGAAATGCTTGATGCTGAACATCCTGATATAGCCAACAAGGTTAGAGACCAAGTAATAGAAAACTTGAGATTTGAGGTAGCTGAACTTGAAGCTAAGTTAAAGGAAGCTAGGGATTACATCGAACATTTAAAAGGTATCAAATTTGTTCCGAACCTATTATCTTGGGATGACCTCGAAACTAAAGCTAATGCTATACAATTACAGAAGGTTAGTGTTAAGGATATAATTGAGACAATAAGAAAGATACCAAGCTATAGTTGGTCACCTTATGAATGTGATTGTATTAGAAGTAGAAATGCTAAAGAACTTGCAACTGCCGTACACAATAAACTATACAAAAAAGGAGAAGACAATGATTGATCTATTCAAAATTATGGAGTGTGAAGGACTCACGCCGGATAACTCAATGGTCTACGCTACGCTTGGCACGGGTAGGCTTAAAGAATATCTAGCCGAATGTCCAGAGAACCGGGAAAGCTTTGCGAATCATTTAGCGAATCAGGCTAAAATATGCAGGGAATCTTTACCACCTTTTGAGCTTCCAAAGCCAAAGAAAGACGCTGCTATTCCAGATAAGATATAGCTTTTTAAATATCTTATGAATGTACAGCGATCATGTACCCGAGAAAAAACGAGATAAGTCCTTCTAGCAAAAGGGCTTATGTTCGTTTAGGGGTGTTTCTCCCCTCTTTTCGTTCTATAAGTAGACAGATATGTGATATTAATTCAGTTTTTCTCAGCGTAGTACTCCGATCTGGGGTAGTCTGGTCTTTCATTGCCGGGCTACCCTACCCGTTACACAAACCACACAAAAACACCTTTATATAACGAGGGAAAACCAAAGGAAATCCTTTGGAACTCCAATGGTACGTCCCAGATAAAGATAAAGATAAAGATAAAGATAAAGATAAAGAAAAGAACATTGTGCGAATTAAGAGCGTTTTCGCACTACCATTTCTTATTTAAAAATATCGGAATAACCGATAATCGCTTTTTACAGGCGTAAATGTAAAGGAGTTGATAACTATGGCAACCAAGAAGAAGGACTCTAAGGACACCAAGTATATTGAACAGCCCATTATCAAGCCCGAGTGGCGATTAAGAGCAGAAGACATTATAGCTGATAAAGGCGCAACACCGTATAATGCTGCGATAATAGCCGGGGCGACACACGAACAGGCTTTGACGTTCTCGTGTATTGAGAGTTATGTCTATCTTGCTACACTTACCCATAAGGATATAGCCGAACAAGAAGGCGCGACACCGAGAACAATAATCAGACATTTAATAGAGAGATCAGGGATTAATGGTAAAGAGAAAGGAGCTACCCGGATAATATCAGCTAACGTGAACTATGCAGGTGGTGACGCAGGCACGAAGGAAACAGATTGGGTAGACGTGCCGGACGACAGAACACAGCTTGCGTACTTAAAGGAACTAACGAGTATAATGAATATCGCACAGGCAGAGGAAGTCAATCTAAGCGCACAGAAGAATAGACCTTATGATATAGTGATTAAAGTTCCTGAAGGTGTATACAAACAGAGGGACGTTGAAGTTATTATAAAAGGACATAAACCAGATGGGAATAGCGACAGTAAATCCGATACTTAATATCGAACTAAGCCCCAGGCAAGCAGAAGCCTTATCAGTTATTGAAGACCCAGAAACAGAAGAACTGATGTACGGTGGTGCTAAAGGTGGTGGTAAGTCGGTATTCTTATGCTATTATGCCTACAAACAATGCAAACAGATCGCACAGGTGTTTGACCTGCCCGTAAGGAAGTATCCTCTTGTAGCCGGATTTATGGGACGAAAACAGTCGGTTGACTTTAATGCGACAACATTAGTTACCTGGAAGAAGATGATACCCGAAGACGCTTATCTTATCAGAGAGATAGACAAGGTTAAATATATCGTTATAGAAGAAAAGATAGCTATACAGATCGGTGGTATGGACAGGACAGAAACAGTCAACAAGTTCAACTCAGCAGAATATGCTTTCTATTGCTTAGATCAGGCAGAAGAACTCACACGTGATGAAATAGGATTGATAAGAGGGACCCGAAGGTTGAAGATCAACGGACAGTCACTTGCATATAAAGGGCTATTGACTGCAAACCCGGCTATTTGCTTCTTGAAGGAAGACTTCATAGATAACCCACCAAAGGGAAACAGGTTCGTTCAAGCGTTACCAGGAGACAATCCCTTCTTAGCTACAGGATATTTAGATCAGCTTAGAAAGGCATTTAAGCATAGACCTGAACTATTAAGGGCTTATTTGCTTGGTTCTTGGGACGAACTGGACGCTGCTAATGTAGTAATCAGCTATAAACACGTACGTCTTTGTGTCAATAATGAACAATATGACAAGACAGTTGTAAAGAAGATCACGGTATGCGACGTATCAGAAGGTGGTGGCAACGACGAGTGTGTTATATATGATATGACGAATACCCGGATAGAAGCTCAGGAGATATATAACTGGAATACTCTTATGGACACAACGGGACGTATTCAGGCACATGCAAGGGTACACGGTAGTAATCTAATATGCGTGGATAAGATTGGTTCAGGTGCCGGGGTTTATGAAAGACTGGTCGAGATATACGCAGAAGACGACAGTATGACGATCTTTGGGTTCGATAGCAGATTGACTGGTAAGGATTTAGGGATAGACGGGATCACGTTTCATAACATGAAGGCTTACGCATGGTGGACGGCAGCAACAAAGTTCGCAGAAGGGTTTTGTGATATACCGAATGACCCGAAACTAATTAATCAGCTTGCAGGAGTAACGTATCACTTCCTTTCGAATGGGAAGATCATTATAGACGACAAGGAAAAGGTAATAAAACCGAAACTTGGTTGCAGTCCAGATAGAGCAGAAACTTATGTCATGGGGCTTTACGCTTTGGAACAGGCAGAACCAGTAAGCAAGCCGGACGCATATATGAGAGAACCAGAGGAAGACTACGACTTTAATCCAGAAACTTGTTAAGGAGTTGATTATGGGGAAAGATAAGGTAAGCATTAGATTACTGAGGACAGAAAAAAAGAGAATCAAGTCTGAGTATGACTCCTTAGTTAGCAAGAGCATAGAATTAATGGCTAGGGTAGATAAAAATGAAATAGAAATGCAACGTCTATTAGGTGAGAAAAACCAAATAAGCTTAGATATTGACTTGTTACAGGGGGAATAATGGAGAATGTTATGTCAAAAGATAAAGTTGTTATTGATATCACGACTATGAGGGACGATATTATACTCGAAGCCCAGAAGCTTATGGACGACGACGCACACACATATACTAATGGCGTACTTGATATGTATAATGCGATTATCAATGTATTGAAGGGTAGCGATAAGGCAGATACAGACGTAACTTATAAAACTGAGGGGTAATTATGGCTGATTTATTGCTTGATGTTGAAAAAGGTAAAGACTCGGATAAAATGACATCTCCCGTAGTTCTTGATAGTTTCAGGCGCGCACGACACGCTAAGAAGGGACTTATAGAGAAACAGCGCATGGACTTTGAGTTTGCGTTAGGTAAACAATGGGACGACGACGACGTTGCAACTCTAGCCAAAGCCGGGGTAAGAGCCTTAACCGTTAATAAGATACAGCCGAACTTGTTCTTAATATCAGGTATTGAGCGTCAGAATAGAACGAAATCAAAGGCGTTCCCTGAAGGTTCAGAGGACGGTTTGACTTCAGACATAGCTAGTGGACTCCTGGCAAACGTAGAGAAACGGAGCGATACTAAGTATAAGTTATCGGAAACATTTGAAGACGGGTGTATTTGTGGGGAAGGATATGTAGAGCCATACATTGATTATACTTGGGACTTGCTCAATGGAGAAATGAAGCTAAAGAAGCTTAATCCTTTCAATATATTCCCTGATCCAGACGGAACAGAGTATGATCTTTCAGACGCAGAGTATATTATCAAGTTCACTCCTACCTTATGCAAGAAACAGGTTGAAAAGTTATTTCCCGGGAAAAAGAAGGAACTGGACGCGATTGAGGACGGGAAACTAACCCTGGACTTGGAAGAAGCTATAAGTGATGAAACCGGGATTGAGGAACAGACTAAAGGATATAATGATAATGACCTTCCCGGGACTGAAGATAAGAAGGATGAATACGATCTTACCGAGTATTATTACAAGAAATATACTGATAAATGGATAATCGTTGACAAGAAGCTTGGCAAGATAAGCGCAGAAGTCGATAGCCAGGACGTAGCAAATACCTATGTGGAGCAAGCAACAATAGGCGACCAGTTGGACGAGAACGGAGTTAACCAAGCTCCGACAGCTATAGCAGTCAAGAGAATCATACCTGAAATATGGATATGTGCGCTTGTAGGATCAGAGGTTATAGATGAATACAGGTGTCCTTTCTATCCTAAATGGCGCCATTATCCGATAATTCCGTTCTTTGCACATAGAATCACGACTCCAATGAAAGACCGTGATCTTATGTTCCAGGGGATTGTCCGGGGATTGATAGACCCACAGAGAGAGCTTAACAAAAGAAGAACACAGGAACTTAGGCTTCTGAACACGTCAGCTAATAGTGGGTGGATATGTGAGAAGGGAGCTTGGGTAAAGAAGGCAGATGTCAAGAAGTTTGGAGCAAGTGCCGGAGTTATTCTTGAATATAAGGTCGGGAAAGCAAAGCCAGAGAAGATTGTTCCCTCTCAGTTGAGTCAGGGTCACGCACAGTTAGCAGCCGAAAACTCACAGGATATGAAGGAAATATCTGGTATTAATGCTGATCTTCTGTCAATGGCAGATAACAGTAGTGCTTCTGGAAGGGCGATACACCTTAGACAACAGCAAGGAATCGTTATGGTACAGAGAATATTTGATAATTACGGGAGAACAAAGCATATTCTAGGTAAGTTTATGCTATCACAGCTTGGAGAAGTCTACACAGTAGATACGGCAATCAAGGTTATGGGCGAAGGTTTTATCCAGGAGAACTTTGAGAAACCTGTCCTGACTCAGAGCGATATAGACGGACAGCAAGTTCCTGAAGTGGACGCGCAGGGCGAAATGGTTATGGAAGTCGATAAAGAAGCAGTCGCAGCCGTGTTTAATAAGGTCTTAAATGATACCGAGGTCGGAAAGTATGATCTGGCAGTCGGAGAGGGCGCGAATACTGAAACAGTCAAGTACGCTAATTATCTATTGCTTATGGATATGGTAGAGAAAGGTGTACAGATACCTATGGATATAATCGTTGATGAGAGTCTTATAAACTCTACGTCAAAGGAACGTATAAAGAAGGCTGTGTTGCAAGCGCAAGAACAAGCACAAGCAATGGCACAACAGCAAGGAGTTTAATACGCTTAAAGCGTAAACACGTAGATATACCCACGTTTAAGAGGTATAAGATTAAAAAAGGAGAAAGAGCATGGCAGACGAAAAAGATGTAGTAGCAACAGTTGAAATTGAGGAAACACCTGTGGAAACTAAGGTAGATGATGTCGTTACCGTAGAAGAAGCGCAGGAGTCTGGGTTAAGTTCTGAGGAAATCGCTATGGCTAAAGAGCAGGGAGATATCGTTGACAAGAAGCCAGAAGAAAAGAAAGAGGACGAGAAACCAGAGGATAAGAAGGAAGAAAAGGTTGAGGACAAGAAAGAAGTCAAGAAAGTGACAGAAGCTGACGTTGAAGATGACCCGGAGAAAGAAGCCGACAAAGTTAAGGATTATAACCCTAATGAGAAGGCTCTCTATTTCCAGATGAAGAAACAGCGATCCAAACGTCAGAAGTCAGATCGTAAGGCAGAACTCCTTGAAATCAAGCTTAAAGCCGAGAAAGAAAAGAACGAACTGTTGAAGTCTGGACAGAAGAAAGACGACTTTAGTGATTTAGACGACGATTTAGACGCTGATCTGGACACTAATGGTGATGATGATGTTGTAACAAAAGGCGACCTTAGAAAAAGTGAAGAAGCAAAAGAGAAGAAAGCCGAAGTCAAAAGGCAAGAAGCCGTAACAGTAAGAGATAGTATTGCTGAACGTCAGGCACAAGCGCAATCAGAAGACTCAAACTTTGATACGTATTGTACATTGGCGAACGAAGTTATCCTCAAGGATAAAGAAGACGGTGGAGTCTATTCGATGAAACTCCTTCATTTGGCAGGCGATCCTAATGGTAATTTAGCCGGGTACATAAAAAAACTGGCTAAGCTTCACGACAATTACTCTGAGGTTGGAAAGAAAACCGTAACGAAAGACACGGAGAAAGAAAAGACAGGTGCAGACAAAATATTAAAGAACGCTCTTAAACCTAACAGTTCTGCTTCCTTAGGTGGTGGAAATGGTAGGCGTATAGTTTCAGAATCAGACTTAACATTAGAAGACGCAGCGAAGTTAAATACAGATCAGTATGCTAAGTTGAAACCTGAAACACGTCAAAGGCTTTTACAGCTATAGCAATATACGTAGAGTGTTGAACTTAAGAAGGTGGTGGAATAATGGCTAATACAGTAAGCGCAGCAGCTCTGCGTCCAGAAATATGGTCGAAAGAGTTATGGAAAGACGTTATGGATAATCTCTACTTTTCCCAGAATGGTATGATGGGGAAAGGCAAAACAGATACGAACGCAATTATCTGGACGGATACAAGCCTTAAGAAAGGTAAGGGCGATTCCGTGACAGTTCCTTTAACAACGAAGCTTTCGGGCAACGGTGTTGACGGTGATAGTGAACTGGAAGGGAACGAAGAAGCTATTGACGCTTATTCGGAAAGTATAGCTATCGACCAGAAAAGGTTTGGTGTAAGATTAACAGGACAGCTTGACGAGCAGAAAAACGCATATAATATGCGCTCAGACGCTAAGAATAAGCTATCCATAAGGTTACAAGAGTTTATAGAAAAACAGATTTTTCTTAAACTCGCAGGCGTGACAAACACTTCGTTGACCGATATAGCAGGCGCAGTTGTAGGTGCGACGGTAGCGTGGAGTAATACTCCTGATTATATTCCAGATGCAGATACAGCAGCCGGCTACGGTGACAGGTATTTGTGTGCTGATTATACTTCAGGCGCAGCGTCTTTGGCTACGACTGACCTCTTGACTCCGGCTTTAATAAGCAGAGCCAAGATCAAAGCCAGTCTTGCTAGCCCAAAGATACTTCCTTTGAAGATCAAGGGAAGGAACTATTACGTTCTTTTCGTTCACCCGTACCAGGCGTTTGATCTCAAGAACAACGCTACGTACGCACAGGCTCAGAGAGAAGCAGAGTCAAGAGGGAAGGACAATCCGATCTTTACAGGCGCATTGGGTGTCTGGGACGGAGTTATTGTTCACGAACACGAATACGTGCCGTGGTTGGATATATCGGTAGCAGGTAACTCTTTTAGAGGGCTTGCGTCTGGTACGAACTTCACAGCCGACTGTTGCCGTGCTCTACTTTGTGGACGACAGGCAATCGCTTATGTTCAAGCGAAAAACCCGAACTCTTGGGTTGAAAAGTCATTTGACTATAAGAACAAAACTGGATTTGCAACTGGTATCATAGGTGGAATCCAGAAAGTGTTGTTTAATAGCAAAGAGTACGGTGTTATTGCTCTTGATACTGCTATTACTCCCCTTGTATAAGGGATAGATAAGAACCTACTGGCGTAGGGGGAAACCCTTGCGCCAGATATTAACGATATACGGACAGAATTACTTAATGAATTAACAAAGGACGGTGTAATTATGGCAGCAATAACAAATCCGAGTACAAAGGTTACTGAGTTTTCGGGTGAATATAAGATATTGTCAATGTACAACTTGCCGATTGCAAGTGCTTCAGATACTATGACTTTAACATTCTCTGCGAATAACGTAGCTTCTATCCAGAACGTTATCGTGTGTTGTAATGCAGGACAGGACGCAGCGTTTACGTCCGTTGCAGTTTCTTTTTCCAGTCTGGTTATTACTATCACTTCTGTTGAAGAAGACGGAACAGCGTCAACAGCGTGGACAGACACTACGGTAAACCTGCTTGCAATAGTAACATAAGGCAGTAGTTAGGTAATAAGGATATGAACAGATAGCGTAATAAGTAAACAAATAAAGGGTGGTGCAATATGGCAGCGATAACAAACCCGGCAACGAAAGTTACAGAGTTCTCAGGAGAATATAAGATATTATCAATGTATGCTTTGGTAATGACTACGGCTTCTGAAACAATGACGCTGACGTTTGCTGAAAATAACGTAGCTTCAATTCAGAATGTAATTGTCTGTGTTAACGGTGGGCAAGACAAAGATTTCACGGAAGTTGCCGTTTCTTTTTCTGGCTTGGTCATTACGATCACAGCCGTACAAGAAGACGGAGCAGTCGCAGATGAATTTACAGGAACGACGGTCAATCTGATTGCAGTTGTAAAATAAGGTAAAATTCCTATGCCGGGGTGTAAAAGCCCCGGAGGAATTAAGGGAGTTATATGGAACTCAAGAAAGGTTTAGACGAGATCATCATACTCGGGACAGGCGTAAGTTGTTGTCATTCTCCACAGAAGGCACAGCCCGAGTTTGAAGTCTGGGGAGTTCCAGACGCTTGCAGGACAAAGAGAGTCGATAGGATATTCCAAATACATTCCGAATTAGAGATGAGTAAACAGCCTGACTTTGTTGAAATAGCGAACAGATCAGGTGCCTTTACGTACACAGCGATACATTTTGAAGGTCTGCTTAAAGCGGGACCGTTTCCTATTGACGAAGTTTTACGGGAGTTCAATACGCTTTTCTTTTTAAACTCAATTTGTTATATGATAGCTTTAGCCATAATGCAAGAACCTAAAGTTATCCAGTTATACGGGGTAGATATGAGGAACACGCTTGAATATGCAACGGAGAAAGGGTGTGTTGAGTTCTGGTTAGGGGTAGCCGTGGGCAGAGGTATTAAGGTTAAGAAGCCCCTTTGCTCGAACGTTATGTCACAGATATTACCGAATCGAACGAATATGTATGGAAAATATAGGGACTATCAGCTAAAAAAGGAGCAATAAAATGGCAGATATATCAAGAAAAGGGATATTTCAAGGTGATCTGGTAACGCTGTTAAGGCTTATCAAGACAAACGTAAACGGTGTTTTAACCAAGCTTGATAGCGATACGATTGTTGCTGACGCTAATTATAACACTCTTTGGGCTATGACAGCTCCGAAAGCAAGCGTTGAAGCACAGGGGACAGGGTTAGGCAATGACGATACGATTGAGAGCCTGTCTGAAATGTTCGACGATTATAACGGTCTTGTAGCAAAACTGAACTCTGATACAGGCGTAAGCGATACGGATTATGCCGTTCTCGTTGATATGGTCGGAGAAGATAAGGAAATATTCGCCGGGATAAACCAAACCGATCTAATTACTGCTATGCAGAGAGTTGTTACCGGGATAGCTACACTTAACGCTAAACTGGACTCGGACACAGGTGTGGGCGACTCTGATTATGCAGCGACTTATGATGTAGATGACACGATAGACGATAGTGGCGCATAAACGACATAAAGGGGTACATTTTGTCCCCCTTTAACCTTGACAAAAAAGGAGAAACATATGGCAGCCCCAACACAGGTAAACAATAATGTAATACTGTTTAGCGCAACAGATCAGGAGATTACAGACATTTCCTTTAGGATTAAGGCTATTGTCTGGACTTCTAACGAAGGCGTGAACCGTGATATTGCAGCAGATGACGATATGTTGCTTGAAGATGGTGCAGGAAATAAGATTGTTGGTAAACGTGCCGAAGGAGCAGGGGACGGGCTTGAACTTGCTTTACCCGGTGGTTTAGACGTTTACGGTCTTAAAGCTGAAGATTTAGATGGCGGTGTTCTCTATGTCATTGGAGAAGCACGATAATGGCAAATACAACGACTTTTAATCAAGCAGGGTTAACGTTTGACGAGGTTTTGTACACATTCAATGGAGCGTTATATACTCCAACGAACCCGGCACAAGAAGGTAGGCAGATCATATATTTTGATACTGTCGGACAACTACTCAATGTTCCTTTCGAGATAATGAATATAGTATGGGTTTCAAATAGCGCTAAGCCCATTGTCGCAGGGAATACACTTTTAATCACAGATATAGACGGGAACAGGATCATAGGTAAAGACGCAGAAAGCGACGGTGACGGGATAGAACAACCTATCTTTGACGGTGGCGTGAGGGTCAATGGTGTCAGATTGGACGAAATGGACGGTGGCGTTCTTTATGTATTCGGGGAAAGACTATAACGCTTTAAAGAGATAACATAAGATTTTCAAATAAAGGGGGACACAATGGCACTTTTATCACCAGTATCAACAAGTTTACTAAGCGCTAAAGATCACGCTTTCATGCACAGGGTATTTGATTTAGACGAGTCAGCACCAGAAGGAGCTTTAACGGTAAATTCAGCAGGTAGTCTTGACTGGAAACAGGGAAACACTTGGTATTTAGGTATAGGCGAAGACATAAACGCTTTCATAGCAAGTGCCAATTGTGTGAACGGAGATACGCTTGTCTTGGCTAGTGGAACTTATACGATTGACAATTTAATGTCTGTAGCCAAAAAGGTGCATATAAAAGGTCAGGGTAGAGGTATAACTACTCTTGCTTTTACTGTTCTTGCCACTAACTGTGTTGATGCTACAATAGACGGGATTATGTTTTCTGATATGTCAATAACACACGCAGGGGCTTTATCCGCTACTTCGGGCATCTTTGATAGTCAAGCCAACACTAGATTTGAGAGAATAGATATAACGTCTACAACAACGGGTGCATATACTGATCATGTTTTTACTGCTAGTACAGCTGCCAAAACAATGACGATTAAAGATTGTACTTTTACTGGAAGTGGAGCAACACAAGCTAAATTCTTCGTTCTTTCTAGCTTTAACGGAGCAATAGCAAATGTGTATAATTGTAATGCAACCGTAGCAGACAGTAATCTTGCAGGTTTTGGCAATGTTCTTGCTAGAGTAGGAACTGCTGGGGCAATAGTAAATGTGTATGACTGTAATTTCTCTTCATCTACAGATACAACTGGTGGGGTGGCTTTAGTCACCAATGGTTCTCTTACTGCTACTCGATGTACTTTTAATGGTTCAGGTGCTACTGGATTTGATGTTAAACAGACAAATAGCACTCTAACCCTCTACGACACAACCCTAGTAAACGGAACAACGAGTGGTACGATTACTTATGGGGGTACGGTGGTGACGGGTAAGTTAGGGGTAAATGGAACAAGTGCTAAAGATTTTACAGTAGTTCCTTCAGCAGTTGGACAGGGTATTGCTGTCAGAGAATCAGACGATGGTAATGATGCTATTACCTTGGCTGGATTTGCTAATGGGGGGTTACTGACTCTCTACACAGGTGGTGCTAACAGTATATCAATAAACGCCACAGGTACAAGTGAGGTAAGTTATTTTAGAGCAGGAGAGGTAGAATTTAAATCAAATATTTGGGGGGATGAACCTAACGACCAACGAGCCGTAGACTACTGTTCCGACATCCTATCAGACCTAACCGACCCAAGATTGCTACTAGGGTTCTACGGTACACCCGGAGACGGCACAACCGAACTTGACCTCTCAGGTAACAACAACGATGCGACATACACCTCAGGGAGTTCTTGGACCTCTGGTGACCAAGTACACAAAGGTATGCTATGGACACTTGACTTTGATGGGACTGATGATTATTTGACTGTTGCTGATTCGGCTGACTTGTCGTTTGGTGATGGGAGTAATGATGAAGCTGTTACTTTTATGGGGTGGATTGAGGTAGTGGCTGGTGGTGGGAATCAACAGATAATAACAAAATGGGATGAGACAACTGGTACAACAGTTAGAGAATGGCAAATAAAACTTACTTCTGCTGAAACAATAAGATTTCAAATAATAGATGAAAGTGGAGGATGGGCTACATATAGAACAACAGATTCATCGGTATCAGTAGGCTGGCATCATTTTGCTATAACTTATGATGGTACAGGTGGAGCAACAGCATTAGATGGTGCTAATTGTGTTTTTTATGTTGATGGTATAGTTGTAGCGAGTACCGCAACCAATAATGCTAGTTATGTAGCTATGGAAAATCTTGCAACTGATGTTTTAATAGGAGCAATAACAGGCGCTTCAGCTGTTTCAGATTTCTTCCTCGGTGACATAGGCACAGGCTTAACCATAACAGGCGAGGAACTTTCAAGTTTTGATGTATGGAAACAGTTTCTAATGGGGGTTGGTAAATGCGGGTTACACGCAGACATAACTTAAGGAGACATAATGAGTAAGATACAAGACATAGCAAAAGAGTTAACAGTCCTAATGGTAGGTA